TAAATACGATAGTTACGATTACGTTTTTAGTGGTAATTGTTTTGAATGGTATTATGCAATTAGTAAAACCATTAAACCAAAAACATTCTTAGAGATAGGAGTGAGATATGGATTTTCTTTTTTACCAACTATGTTAGGTAATCCAAAGATGGAAAGTGCATTAGGATTAGATTTAGAAACCTATGGCAACAATAATGAGGAAACTAAAAAACATATCCAAAAATACTATAATGGTGATACAAAATGGGATTTACTTACACAAGACTCTCAAATTGCAACACAATTACCCCATTTTTACGATTTAATTTCAATTGATGGTTGTCACTCATATAAGTGTAAGATACATGATTTAGAGTTGGCAATGGGTAATTGCAACTATGTTATATTAGATGATTACGATTACCATACAGATGTTCGTAACTCAGTTAGTGATTTTATGAGACACAATACCGAAAGAATAGAATGGGGTTTATATATTCCTACATTTAGAGGAAGTATGTTAATAAAATTTAAGTAATGAAAATCATATCAGCAGATTGGGGTGGTGTAGATGTTACAGATAAAATCTATAAATGGTTTGTAAAGCGTAATGAAATACATTTAAGTGCAGATAATCATTACTTAACTGATACTAAACCTGGTGTAGAAAAGATACTAAAAATCAGGATTGAAGGTGATGATGGTATAGAGTATTACTACGAAGTAAACGAAGGTGCAAATTTACACTTTCCACAATCCAAATACAAACAAGATAATGCAATGATTGTTACTAGCTGTAATAGAGTAGAACAAGTATGTTTAGCTCTTTCAGTTAATAGTAGAATTATACAAGAACCATTTAATTTAGTAATAGTAGATTGTTCAACACCTTATCTATCATTTGCAGATGGTGTTCATATGCATCAATCAGATGATCCATATAATTTAATTAAAGACCATAACTACAACCCAAATTGGGGAATGTTTGATGAGCACATAAAAACTCTACCAAACATAAAAGATTATAAAGTTATTCATTTAACTCCTCGTCTACCTAAACAAAGAGGGGAAGCAACTCTAATGGCATTGGGTAGTATGATGGCAAGTATGATGGGTAGTAAATATGGATTAAAACTTACAGGTGTTTGTCATTTGAAAGAGGACCATTTATCAAACATAAAAGAAATTGTAGGCGATAGTGATTTTACTTACATTAAAAGAAGTTCATCTAATCAACCATCAACAAGAGTTCTACCAATAAATAACGATAAATTTACAGAGATATTAGCAAAGGAAGGATATTCAGAATGGATTGAAGAATATGATTTCATTGAAAGAAAGCTGGATAAAATCGGTAAGAAATACAATATGAATAAATGGGAAGGTGATGAGAGGCAATGGATAGTTGATGAAGGGATTGGAAGACATGACCATAGAGAAATCATTATGGCGAATATATTAAAGCATGATTTACAGAATACAAACGATAAATACATTAATAAATTTTTAGAAGGAAATATATGGTAACAGGAATAGAAAAAGTATCTTTTGTGTGTACATCATACAGAAGATTTTATTGTGTAAGAAGAATAGTTTCACAATTTTTAGCACAAACATACCCATACAAAGAATTGATTATATTCAATACTGATATGGAGCATCCTTATGAATTAGGTTTTGAACATCCTGATATCATTATAGTAAATAACGATACTGATTACCTAACAGGTGAAAAGTATTCTAATAGAGGACAAATTTGTAGAGATGCAGTAAAACATGCAACAGGTGATTACTTTATGTTGGCAGATGATGATGATATCTATTTACCTTATCATATCCAACAAGCCGTAGATGGTATTAGAAAAAACGGTAAAGATAGTTGGAAACCACAAAAGAGTTTATTTGCAACACAAGAAAAAGTAGAGTTTTGTCAGAATACATTAGAAGCAAGTGTAATTGTGAAGATGGATAGAATCAGAGAGATTGGTTTTAGAGAAGATATGACAGGTTACGAAGGATTGAGTTGGTATACTAAGTTAAGAGATGAAGGGCAGTTAAATGAATACAATCAAAAATATGTTCCATCATACTGTTTCAATTGGGGAGATACTGCAGAAGTTGCCGGTCATAAACAGAGTGGAGATATAAATAATCCTGATAACTTTGAGAATCATAAGAAGAGTAGTGGTGATTATTGTTCTGCACCCCTAATTCCGTTAGATAAATCAGAATTAGATACTACATACCAAAAATACTATGAGTTCCTTAAATCGAAGCAAAATGAGATTAATGAGGAACATTATAATCGTTACCTAGCCCCACTACTTTAATCATAACCTATGTTAAAAAAGGAAAGCAATGATTAAAAGTGTAATAGAACTATTGGCACTAAGTGAATATTATGGTGTATCGGAAGATATTGATATTGCAAAAGGTAAATATGAATATACTACAAGTTGGAAAAAAGCTTGGGTTAAGATAAAACGAATATACTATGGCCAAAAAAGTAGAAGTAGAAATTGATGTTAAAACAGAAGCTTCTGTTGCTAGATTAAGAGAACTTAGAAAACAGCTTAAACAAACTGCGGCTGGTTCTGCTGATTTTAATAAATTGTCTGCAGATATTAGAGATGTAGAAGATGCATTAGAAGGTGCAAAGTTAGGTGCAGAAGATTTAGCAGGAGCATTAGAGGCAGCACCTGGTCCTGTCGGACAATTATTTCAAGGATTAAAGAAAGTTGAAATAGCAACAAAGAGTTGGGGTACAGCATTAAAGGCGACTGGTATTGGTTTAGTTGTAGCGGCAGTTGGTGGATTGGTTGCGGCATTTACGCAAACCGAAGGTGCAATGAAGAAATTAGAACCATTATTAATTGGTTTAGAAAAAATTCTCGGTGGTATTTTTGAAGCATTTCAACCTGTTTTAGATGCATTCTTAGAAATGGCATTAAAAGCATTACCATATATTACAGATGGTATTGGTGCATTTTATTCAGTTATATTTGGATTATTTAAGTTAATTAAAGATGTTGGTGTTGGTGCAGGTAAAATATTAAAAGGTATTTTTACTTTTGATTTTGATGCATTAAAAGAAGGATATGAATCAATAAAAAATGCTATACCAAACGCAATTGATGCAGGATTAAACGCATTTGGTAGATTTGAAGCAGGAACAAAGAAATTAACTAAAACACAGAAAGAAAATCTAAAAGAATTATCTGATTTAGAGAAGCAAAGATTAGATGAAAAAATAAAGAATTTAGAAGCAGAAGGTAAATATGAAGAAGCTTTACTAGCTAAAAAGAAAGCTATTGATATGGAGGATGAGTTTAGTGAAGAACAAAAACTATTTACCAATAAAAAATACGCAGATGAACTTTTTGAATTACAAAAGAGTGCATTAGAAAAGAAATTAGGTTTATACAAAAAAGATAGTGTAGAATATAAAGCATTACAGACAGAGTTAACTAATTTAGATGCAAATAAAATTACACAAACAACTGAGTTTAATAATCAATTAAAAGCTATACGTGAGAAAAACGCAAAAGAAGAAATTGATTTTGAAGTTAAGTTAGCAGCAGATTTACAAAAGATTGAAGATAAGAAGTTAGAAGATAAATTAAAAAACGATGCAATTGAAAAAGGTGAATATGATGCAAGATATGCAAGATTAGCAGCCGGTGTAGCTAATGATTTAGATTTACAAAGACAATTACTTGAAGAAAAGAAAGCAGCAGATGATAAATACTATGCAGAACAATTAGCAGCAGAAGGATTAACAGCTGATCAAATAAGATTATTAAATGAAAGAAAACTTGCTGATGAAAAATTTTATACTGAAAAATCTATTGAATTAGAAAGAGCTAGAATTGCAGTAAAACAAAAAGCATTAGATGATATTATTTTTATTGCTGGTGCAGAAACTGGAGTTGGTAGAGCAGCATTAGTAGCAAAACAATTATTAGCTGCTAAAGAATTAATTAATGAAGTAAAAAGAACAATTACATTCTCAACACAGGCTGCAGCACGTTCAGCAGTTGCAGTTGCCGAAGGAACAGCAAATACTGCTAAGATAGGTTTCCCTCAAAATATTCCAATGTTAATTGGATATGCAGCACAGGCGTTTGGTATTATTTCAGCAATTAGATCAGCGGTTAGTTCTGCAAAACAAAGTGTAGGTGGTGGAGGAGCAGGAGTAAGTGTTCCATCTATGAATTTACCGGCACCTACATTTGGTGGGTCTACATCATTAGCAACACCACAAATACAGACTGGTGGTGGTATGAATCCAACACAACAAATTGGTGAAACACTAACTCAATCACAAAGACCGATAAGAGCATATGTAGTATCACAAGATATTTCATCACAACAGGCATTAGATAGAAGAACAAATGTAGCGGCAACGTTTGGATAAATAAAATAAGTAATGTTAAAGACATATGGATAAAGAACTATTATACGAATTAGTATTGGAAGATGAAGAAGATGGTGTTTTTGCAACATCGTTTGTAGATTCTCCCGCAATAGAAAGAGATTTTGTATTCTTCGGTAAGGAGATAAATTTCCAAGCGGTAAGTGAGCAAAAGATGTTAGTAGCAGGCCCACTTCTTATCCCGAATAAGAAGATATTGCGTATGGATGGTATGGGTAATCCTTACTATGTATACTTTACACCTGAAACAATCGAAAAGATTAGTAGAAGGTTTATGAAGAATAAATACAATGATGCAGTTACGGTAGAGCATGATAAAAAGGTTAGTGGAATTAACTTAACAGAAAGTTGGTTAATTGAAATGAGTTCAAAAGATAAATCTAATATATACGGATATACATTACCTCGCGGTACGTGGTTTGGTATATATGATGTAAGTGGAAACCCTAAAGTATGGGAAGATGTTAAAAAAGGAATTTTCAAGGGTTTCTCGATCGAAGGTTTATTTGACCATAAAGTTTCTACAATTAAATTATCATTAGAAAAAGAAATCGATGAATTATCAGATGATGAAGCAGAGATATTCTTATCACAAATAAGAGCATTAATCAAAAAAGATAAAAGATACAAATCTAAGCAAAGAATAGAAATGGAATCTTATTCTGATTATGGTAGTGGTGTAAGAAATAATGCTAAGAGAGGTAGAGAGTTAAATGAGAAAAATGGTAATAAATGTGCAACTCAGACGGGTAAAGTAAGAAGTGCTCAATTAGAAAATGGAGAACCTATTTCAGTTCAAACAATTAAACGAATGTTTAGTTATCTAAGTAGAGCAGAAGTATACTACGATGAAAGTGATATGAACGCATGTGGGTCTATCTCATATCTCCTTTGGGGCGGAAAAGCAGGATTAGCATGGAGTAGAAATAAATTAAGAGAATTAGGATTATTAGAAGAAATAGAAGCACAACCATCAATTCCAAATTCAACATATGCAGGAGAACCTGCAAAAAGAAAAAAGAAAGATGATAAGTAACTCTGTTCATAATAAGATTCTAGCTTTCTTACAAAGAGAAGAAACTATATCTGTAAGAAGATTACGTTCTCTAACATTAGCAAATAAGAATACTCCATTTAAGATATGGGGTGAAACTTTAGAAGGTGATTCGTATGATGGTAGAGAAGTGTTTACATTCTTTGGACCATCGAGAAATCCTGGTGTTGCATACAATTACAACGCAATGGGATATATGATAATGTATGATATGAACAAGGGTGATTACAGAACATTTGTTTATGATAACATTACTAAATTAGAACTTAACGGAAAAATATATAAAATCAATTAATATGCCAGTAGAAATTAAAAAAGGAGAAGATGAATCAACATTTATCTCTCGTTGTATAGGTGAAGAAATTAGTGCAGGATACGAACAAGACCAAGCAGCTGCAATCTGTTATTCTTATTTAAGAAAAGATAAGATGAGTAAAATCACAGATACTTCTGAAAAGGTAATGGCAAGAATTAAGTATGATACTGATTTTAGAGGTATTAACTTATTTGCAGAAGATGGTTTAGAAGGTGCATGTTGGGATGGATATGAGGCAATCGGAACAAAGATATTAGATGGTAGAGAAGTACCAAATTGCGTACCTATAAAAGAATAATATGAATTATACAGATAAATTTTTACAGAAACTACAAGAAACTAGTTGTCCACCTGCAACACAGGATATCAAAATCAATATTGCAAATAGACAATATGCAATTGATAATGTTATGTATGGTCCTTTGGATATTAAAAATCCAGGTGATTATTGGGATAACATAGCAGATAAATGGGGCGTACCTGTTGAAGAAGCAAAAGGTGAGATATGTGGTAATTGTGCGGCATTTAATATAACTAAATCAATGTTAGATTGTATAGCAAAAGGTATCGGTGGAAATGATGCATGGGATGTAATTGAAGCAGGTGATTTAGGATACTGCGAAATGTTAAAATTCAAATGTAATGCTAACCGTTCATGTTTCGCGCATGTAGATGGTGGCCCAATAAAAGATTAATATGGAAAATATATACACAGTAATTATAACTGCAATAACTACATTAGGTGGTGCAAGTGCATTTAGATACTACGAAAGAAGAGCACAGAAAAGAGAGCAAGATGATAGATGGATGCAAAATGAATGTCAAAGTAGAATAACTAAATTAGAAACTCTATTAGATACGAGTTCAAAAGAGAAAGATGAACTTAGAAGCATGGTATTGAAATTATCAGTACAGGTTGCAGAGTTAACTACTAAGATAGCATATTTAGAATCACAAAATAAAAAAGTTAATTTATAATGGCGAAAAGTAAATCATCAAATGGTAACACTAAAGTATCTTTCGGAGTTAGAAAAAGTGGCCAACCAAATGGTCAGAAATCATTTAATAAACATACTCCAAAACCTAAGAAGTCGAGAGGACAAGGTAAATAGGTTACAACCCAATTTTAAGATAGCAAAAATCACAGATAAACTCTAACATAGGTAAACTTACCAACTCTAAAAAAGAACCCGTTAAATCAATTTAATGGGTTTTTATTTGCGCAAAAAAGTAGCCAGGAAGATGGCACCTAACCTGGCTACAAAACATTGTCGGAGTATTATTTAGACCTCCGAATATATAAGGATAAGGTGAATGACTAAAAACACCTCATGCATTTAACATAGGTTTTACAAAATATCTAATGTGGATAAAGTGTGGATAACTTTTTTTAATAAAAATGTATGTCTAATTGGAAAACTACATATATATAAGTGTAGTAAAAATAATCACTATAATATTTGGTAGAATAAAAAGATTATCGTATCTTTATTATATAAACAAACAAACAAAAAAAGATGGAAAAAAAACTAACACAACATTTTTCAACAAGTGAATTGATGAAAATGCATACAGGTATTGAAATTCTTATTGAAAGATATCAATCTAAAAAATTATCAAAAGATACAATTCAAAAGATGATAAGGTTAAGAAAGAAAATCGAAACAGCTTGGGAATATCCTGAAATGATGGAGCAATTTGAATATAATACAATTGGAAAAATATAAAACGAAGGGGGTGAAACTCCCCCTTTATTAAAATAAAAAAATATGAAAAAAATAGAAACTATAACAGGACCAACAACTACTGAAAGTAAGAAACTTTATTTAGAAAAAAAGCTAAAAAAAGCTGAGAATAGATTAAAGAAATATATTAAAGAAGATAATAAGACATGGGCAATGATGGAACAAAGAAGAGTATGGGATTTAGAAGAACAATTAAACGAATTAAATTAACATAAAAAAACAAAAACTAAAATGGCACAAACTGAGATGAAACAAATTAAAGGATTTGAAAATTACTTTATCGATACAGATGGTAATGTATTTACAGACAAAAGAGGTGAATTAAAGAAATTAAAACCTTCAAAGAAAAAAACAGGATATCTTTACACTAACATCTATTGGGGTAAAAAATTAACTGAGAGAGCATCATTGAGAATACACAGAGTTGTATATGAAACATTTGTAGGTCCTATTCCTGAGGGATTTGTGGTAGACCATATAAATGATATCAAAGATGATAATAGATTAGAGAATCTTCAGTTACTTACACCAAAAGAAAACACAATAAAGTATTGGGAAACTGAATTAGCAAGATTAAGAAAAAAGTAAATAAGATGGCAAAAGACAAAAAATCATTCTTAATATATCAGAGTTGGAAACAATCTTATGATTTATTAACGGATACAGAGAAACTACAATTTGTAGAGAATTTATTTAATTACAATATTGGAGAAGCAGTTATACTGAATACACCTATGTTAAAAATGTTATGGAGTTCAATTGAATATAATCTCGATGCAAACACAAAAAGGTATGAAACATATCGTATAAATGGTAGTAAGGGTGGTGCACCTAAAGGAAATAACAATGCTAAAAAACAACCTAATTCAACCGAAAACAACCTAAATCAACCAAATACAAGCCAAAACAACCTTAATGTAAATGACAATGTAAATGACAATGTAAATGACAATGTAAATGTTAATGACAATGTTAATGACAATGTAAATGTAAATACAAAATCAATTGATGCATTATTTGGTGGGTGGGGTATGAAAGATGAAAGTATAGGTGAAGTAGATTATTTATAAACTAAAAATAAAAAAATGACTAAAGTAAATTACAATGAACAATTCAGATCTCCTGGAATTGTATTCAACAGACAAGGAGAAGTATTTGATTTAACTGGTATTCTATTGGTTAATAAAAAAGGTGATGTATTCATATTACCTCGTCAGCATAATGGTAAATTCTTAGATGGACACTTTGCAAAATGTAGACCTAATAAAACTAACCATTGTCAGATTAGTGCAGTTGATACAGAAGGTAAAAGAAGATTTATCTATGTTCACAGACTGGTAGCACACGCATGGTTAAAGAGAGAATCATATCAGAGAGAAGTAATGCATAAAGATGATAACCCATTAAACAATAGTGTAGAGAATCTTAAGTGGTGTACTCAGTATGAAAATATTCAGGATATGATTTCAAAAAATAGAAACTCTCAAATGAAAAATAGAATATCAGATGAGGTAATGTTACAGATTTGGAAAATGGGCAAGGGTGGTATTAATATGAAAGCAAGACATATATATGAACTATTTCCACATATTTCAAAGAATACTTTATTTCCTATTCTTAATGGTTCTTCAGAGAGATTAAACAATTATCTTAAAAATAATTTGGTTAAATAAAATATTTTCGTTATCTTCAAGTTTGTAATACTTATATACAAATAAAGGCACTTAATTATGAAATGTATTTTCCCTTTTGGTAGTTGGTTGGAATCAGTTATTAACGTAATCACCTTTGGTTGGGGTTCAGAAATAGCCTCATGGATAGCTTGGACATTGTTTAAGAATCCGGATTGTGGTTGTACACGTAGAAAAATATATCTGGACCAACTATTCAATTGTGGGGATAAAGGAAAAATAAAATTATAAAAATGACAAACACAATTTACAACGAAGATTGTTTACAGACAAACGATAGAGGTTTAGAATATCACTATGTAATAACTTCACCACCGGATTTTGATGAACTAGGTGATAATGAGATTACAGATGATGTAGTAGAAACTTATAAAGAATTCCTTAAAGATAGATTAGCAGGATTAAATCCAATCAATGGTAGAGTAACTATCTTTGTATCAGATAGAAAAGCTAATTTAACTATATTACAAAAGCATGTATGGATTAAAGATATAATGGAAGAGTTAGGATGGAACTTTCAAACACAAAAGATATGGGTAAAAACAGAAGAGATAGACCAAATTCGTTTAGGATATACATTTATCTTAACCTTTAATAATAAACCAACCGGAGGACATGCACACATTAGTGATATATTTGTAGATAAGTTCAAACCATCAACTAAAGAATACACTTATAACTTTTCTAAATTAGTAGTAAAACAATTTATACAAAGATATACTAAAGAAGGTGAGATTGTATATGACCCTTTTATTGGTAGTGGAACAACGGCGGTAGCATGTTTAGAATTAGACAGAAAGTATTATGGTACAGAGATAGATGAAGATACATTCAAATTAGCACAACAGAGAATAGAGCAAACAAATACATTAAATAAATTTTTATAAAAAAACAAAACATATGATAGAAGTAAAATCAACTCTTACAGGAAATAACGAAATACAACAAGGTAAAGCGTATTTAGTAGATTTCAATAAGATGCAATCAGTTAACGATTTAGTGCTAATAATAAGTGCATTAGGTATAACATTTCCGGCAGAACATCCACTAATTGAAAACTTAAAACCTTTCTTAAATTTAGATAATCCAATTGATTTGAATCCACAACCAAAGAAGGCACCATTCATACCTTTAGATAAATTAGATACACCTCAAAAATAGAAGCAATATGGCAGATAACAACTTATATACACAAGATGAATTCATATCCTTAAAGGGAACGCTAGAGGGTATTGGAAACTATTTACCAGATGATAAGATTGGTTATATTTGGAGTAACTACCAAAAGATAGCAAAAACAACAGAAAACCAACCTTGTACCTGTTCATCGGCAGCGGGATTATGGAAAAAAGCGGTAGATACAATAAGAACTTATATTAACGAGAATAAGGATTCTTACAATGGTTAATACAGAAGTAAGTGGCAGTATGCAAGAGCAATGTAATAAAAGACTAGACACCTTATACAGAGAATCACATACATGGTTATTAAAAGCTAGTTACAATATATGTAAATCAATGATAGAATCAGAAGAGTTAGTATCTGATTTATATGTTTACTTATCTAAAGAATGTAGAGAGAAGTTATGGTGGGGTAACTCATATAACTTAATCTACTGTCAAAAGTTCCTAAAACATAGGTGGTATAATAGAGCAGAGAAAGTTGGTAGATATGTTCATATAGGAGATATCAGTATTATGGATAAATCCGATGAAATATACGATGAAGAAAGAGATATAGCAGTAATGCAGGCATATGATAATGTAAAGCAAGAACTACAATCACTACAAATAACTAAACTATGGCCTCAGGCCCGTCTTTATGAAATGTATTGGATGTCGGAGGATACGTTAAATGAAGTGGCACAAAAGATTGGCATCAGTAAAAGTACAACCTTCCTAGCTATCAAGAAAATACGCAAACATATGCAGGGAGTAATAGATAACCCATTCAAATAAATTAAAAATGACAAACGAAGAAAAACTAAACGAACAAATCAAAGAAGTATCAGAAGTATTCAAAACTATGTTCACTAAAGAGGAATTAGAGAAATTGCAAAAAGATTTTGAAGAGTTCCAACAGAGAATGTTAGAGAGCGGTTCAACTACAAATCCTGAAAGCTAGGTTATAAATACATATATACACTAAATTAGAAGGTAATAGTATGGCGTTTGAAAAAGGCAAAAAGAAAGAAGGTGGTAGACAGAAAGGTACACCTAATAAGACAACGGCACAAATTAAAGATATGATTACTGCATTGGTAGGAAATCAAATGGAGAAATGGCCGGCAGTAATAGATAAGATGATGAAAGAAGACCCTGCTGAAGCAATGAAGATAACAGGTAGGTTAATTGATTATGTATTACCAAAGCAAACTAAGATAGATTTAGAAGGTGAGATTAACCATAAGATATCTAAAGTAGTTATAGAAATTAAAACCAAAGATGGCGAAAGAACTAAAGATACAGACAACAGTTAGTTTCCAAAATCTATTAGAAGCAAAACATAGAGTGTCTCATCATGTGGGTGGGACAAGAAGTGGTAAAACCTACGCAATACTACAATATCTTATCGCTAAGGGTATAGAATCTCCAATTGATATCAGTATAGTAAGAAAGACAATCCCGAGCCTTAAAAAGACCGTAATGAAGGATTTTAAGGATATAATGATTAGTTTAGATTTGTGGGTAGATGAGAGTATGAATGTAGCAGATAGAGTATACAAACTATATAACGGAACTATATTTCAATTTATTAATACAGATGATGAGCAGAAACTAAGAGGATTAAAATCTACTATACTATACATAGATGAAGCAAACGAAGTAACAGAGGACCAGTACTTTCAATTGAGTATCAGAACAGAAGGTCAGATTATATTAAGTTACAACCCTACTATCTCACCTATGCATTGGTTAAGAACTATGGATGATTGTGATAGGTTCATTACAACGTATCAAGATAATCCTTTTTTGCCTGATGATATGGTTAAAGCAATTGAAGCATTACAATATAAAAACCCAACCTACTATAAGATTTACGCATTAGGAGAGTATGCAGCAAACGATAAAGCAATATTCAATTTTGAAACCGTAGAGGATTTTGAAGCAGAACATGTGGCATTCGGGTTAGACTGGGGATACGCAGGAGATGAACTTGCTTTGGTAGCGGTATATAAGAATGGTGAGAGTATGTATTTAGAAGAATTACTATATCAAAAAGGATTAGTAATGAATGATTTAATCAATAAATTAAAATCATTAGATATACAAAGAGAAGAAATATGGTGTGATAGTAGTGAACCGAGAAGTATAGAAGAACTATGTAGAGCAGGATTCAACGCTAAGCCTGTTAAGAAGGGACCAGACAGTATCAAATTTGGTATTGGGGTAATGCAGAACTATAAGATTAATATACTGAAAAAGAGTACTAATTTAATTAATGAAATGTATGGGTATCAATGGGCAACTGATAAATACGGATACGTTACAGATACACCCGAAGGAGGATTAGACCATTTGATAGATGCAGTAAGGTATGTAGCAATGTCCAAACTTTCTTTGAAATCTCAGAAAAAAGGTGTATATTCAATTAATATAATTTAGTTATGGCAAAAAGAGGATTTCAAGGTAGACAATTTTCTACTCATTGTGGCGAGTGTGGAGTAGAGTTTAATGAAAGTAATAAAGCCCCTAAACGAGCTTTGTGTTTAGCATGTAAAAGAGTAGAGGATATTCATTACTGTGAAAAGGCAAGGCAAAAATATAAAGAGAACAATATGGTAACAACACAAGAAAAAAAGAGGCCCTATACCTTTCAAAATAGAAAACCGTTTTGGCAAAGTGTGGCAAATCAATTAAGAGCTATGAAGAGCAGAGAAGAGTGGTTACCCTTTATACAGAATAGAATGCAAGAGATACTAAACGATAAACAACTAATGGATTATATAAACGATACAGAAACAGCAAACTATGAAAGAGACTAACGAAGAACTAAAATGGTCAGATGATGATATCCTACAAATGAGAGGAGCAATACAACATCTATTAGAAATTAACGAAACATTAAACGCGAACATAATAGCTAT